CATACATTTGCGAACTGATTTGGATGCGTTAACACATTTTTGGAATCACAAGGAAGCTGCTGGATTTCGCTCTTTTTATAGAGTACCTCTAGCACAATCTGAGTGTGATATTAATGCTGCTAATAATATTCAAATGGATGGACGAACCGTTTTGGAAACTGTCTCACATGGACCTGATTCACTTGCTTTTTCAAAGCACGTTGGCTTGCGAGCTAAAGTGTGGAGAGAATATAAGAAACAATGTGAAGCGATTCATATGAGAAAATCGGATTCTGCGATGCTACTTGACACTGTGAAGTGTAATGTTTTGCTCAAGGAAGCCCGTGCGACTTTGGATGGACTCAAAGGAGAACTTAATGATGGAATATTCTCCATGATTAGAGAACTTTCAAGAATAACCTCTAAAGCGACTAAACCCCCTACTATGACTGCAACAGGAGATTGGGTGGATGGGAAAGGAAAGCCAATTTCCGACCTCTCTGCTTACCTCCATGGAACCGACGATGACTCTGTTGATGTTGAGGCTCAAGCTCTTTTTGAGCTCAACATGTTTAGGTTTACTTATGATCTTATCCCCCCTGTTTTGGCAGATTCATTTGCCAAAGTGGTTGATGCCATATTGGCTGATACTAGGAATTGGATGAAAACAATCCTTACTTTTGTGAAAAAGTATTGGAAAGTTTTTGGATTATTAGCCGTACTGATTGGAGTTTTTCTAATCTTTAAACTTGCTGATTTGCCCCTGTTTGGGACCAAGACGAAGATGACAGCATTAGCTGGAGTTGTGATTGTTTTGACGATGACAAAAGATACTAGTATTGATGTTATCGTTGAAAAAGTTAATGACATATTGGATGCCCAATTCGTCGAGGAAGAAGCCTTCCGTGCGCTACAATTAATTAAGCACGATGGTGATAGCCCCGGTGTTGTGGGACAAGCTGGAATAGTGACTGATGCTGAATGTATTGTCAAGCTGTTTGCAACTTGCCTTGGATTTACCCCCTCTGTTGAAGCTGTGAAGACATTTATGTCTTTTTCTAATGTCAGCTTTAGTATAATGAAATGTATGCAATCCTGGACGTATATTTTCGAGTTTTGTCGAAAACATGCTGCTAACATCATTGAATGGTTTGGAGCCAAGGATGCTGAGCGCACCCTTCTGAACTTTAAAGGATTTGAGAATGTGACTAAGGAATGGATTGCTGAGATTGCTGCTTTGGATACTATTGAGAAGCGAATTGAGTTGAATTATGATGAGAGTGTACAGGCTCGTGCTTATAAAGTGCGAGATACTGGTATTATGCTCTTGTCAGAAGCGACAAAAAGAACTGATCAGGCTATTCGATCTGCCGTTAACGTAATGTTGAAAACAGCTCGAGAGCTAGCCGCTATGGCTGAGAAAGCAAAAGGAAACCATGATATGAGAATTGACCCATTTTGTATTTCGATATTTGGAAAGCCCAGAATTGGAAAGTCTTCACATTTTAATGTGTTTGCTAATGATATTCTGGAGGAATATGATGCACGCAAAACTAACCGCGTGTTTACGACTCATAGCCATGCGAAACATTTTGATGGCTATTCCCAACAACCAATTTTCGAGATTGATGACTTTAAAGCTATTGGAGGACAATCTTCGTTTGATGCAGTTGAACAGTTTATGCTGGCCAAAAGCTCTGCGATATTTTGCCCACCAATGGCACATTTGGATGCAAAAGAGATTCATTTTACATCTCCAATAATTGTTATGATCGGAAACGAAGGATGGCCCGAGATATCGCATCAAGCGACAACTCCCCAAGCCTTCTATGAAAGACGTAACAGTCATTGGAATATATTCCTTCGACCACAATTTGAAGGAATGAGTCTCTTACAGATTGGATATGATATTGTTTCTAAACATGATCATGTCTTTTACCAACGATATGACCCTGTGCGAATTGGTGTGGCTATTGGTGAACCTAAGACCTATTCCCAGTTTGTTAAGGAAGTTAAGGATGAGATGAGAAAGTATTTCATTGTCCAGAAGAAATTGTTGATTCAAGCTGGTGTTGAAGTACCCGTGATTTTGAGGAAACTCATTATTGATGGTGCTAATGATACACAAGTTGAATCTGCAGAGAAGAATGATTTGCTATCCGCTGTCATAAAGGATGCAATGATTGACTTTGATGCTGATGAAAAGAATCGTACTGGACTTGGATGTTCTTTTGGAGAAAATCCAGATATAGGTTTTATTAACCCTGTTCTGAGTTGGACTCAAGAGGATGTTGATCGTGTTAAACAACAATTGATGACGGATTTAAGAACCCAGAACAAGATGTATAACCCTGCCCGTAGCCTATTACTCCGGGTTTGTGAGATCCTAAAATCCACTGCTAGTAGAGTGAAACGGTTTCTCGATAGATACGAGATTCTGCGGATCTTGACCGCTATGGTCGGCGCGGGAGCCGCCTGGATCAGTATTAAAAGACTGGTTGAATGCTTCTATGGAGAAAAGCCTTCTGAGAACGAAGCCGAGGCATTTTATGCTTCTGGTGACGCACGTACGAAGCCTTCATCCCGTGGCAAAGTTGTTGCAAGACAGCCACTTCGTGTGGTTAGTGCGGCAGCTCGTGCTGAGGGCTCTGAAGATTCTAATACCCAAGCGATCATTCGTGATCGTCTACCCTGGAATTTATATACCATAAAACATGTCCGAGAACTTGGTGCAACTACTATGTTTTGTACTGGGATTCGAGGAAGATGTGTTTTATTACCCCGACATTTCTTTACTGGAATTAAGATTAATGACCTTATTGTTTTGAGCGATGGAGAGATTGAGCATGAAGATCGATATGATCCTGCTCGTCTTTTCACATTTGAGAACGATGATGAGAATGGAAGAGTTTGTGATGTTGCTATTTATGAAATGGGAGCGAGATTTCCGATGCAAAAGCGCTTGGATCATTTGTTTGTATCCGAGCGTCAGTTGCACAAGATTTCGAGCTCGACTGGAACTTTAGTTCACACTCTTCCTGGATTTGGAATGAGTACTCGTGGTCTGTCTGTTAGCTACGGAAAGATCACTCCTGTTGATGCTGCTGACCCGATAAAGTATAGTTATACAAAGGATGGTGAGGTTATGAGAATGAACTTGCGATCTGGATGGAACTATTATGGTGAGACGAGAGCTGGTGACTGTGGAGCTGTGTTGCTTATAAACAACAAGCTTATAGAAGGAAAATTCATTGGAATACATGTGGCTGGTAAGCCAGGTGCAGGCCTTGGATATTCTGAGTTAGTGACTCGAGAAATGCTAAATGCTTTATTGGATGCGACTGAAACAGGCGCTATAAAAGGACCCGACTTTGACGACTCTGGAATCCTCGGGCAAGGATTGGAAATGCGAGTATCCCCTCAAGGATATTTTACTCCAATTGGTGCTGTTTTACCGCAGTATGCCCCTAGACAACACGAGAAGACCGACATTAGACCGACCCCAATTTTTGACAAAGTTCGACAACATGTGACTGAACCTAGTGTTTTGACAAACCGAGACCCGCGAAATAAGTCTGGTCATTCTCCATTGATGATGGGAATTAATAAGTATGGTCGTAAGACTGTGCTCTTTGATCCTGCTGTTAGGAGATATGCCAAGGCTGAAGTTGGATTGGAAATGACAATGCCCTTCCCACGTGAACGAACAATCGATTTGGATATGAACTATGTTTTACATGGTGATTCAACTGGCGTTAATGCGATGAATCTTTCATCGAGCCCGGGATTTCCCTGGGTATCGATGCGAAGAGGAACTGGAAAGAGCTGGTTGATTGACAATGACGAGAATGGAGTGTACACGTTAAAACCGGAATTGGCTGATGCTGTTTGTGTTGACTTGGATAAGTTAACTGATTGCCAGATACCTAATACTGTTTGGATAGATTGTATGAAAGATGAAAGACGGAAACTCAGGAAGATTGAGGAAGGAAAGACGCGATTGTTTACAATTGCGCCTGTTCACTTCACAGTTATCACGAGAATTTTCTTTATTGACTTTATTAATGCTTTCCAGAGAAATAAGTTGAAGAGTTTCTCAGCCATTGGAATCGATTGCGAATCCTTTGATTGGGAGATGTTTTGGCGAAGAATGGAAGAAGTTTCCAATTCTGGATTTGATGGAGATTTTGGTTGTTTTGATGGCACTCTTTTCCCCGAATGCATGGATGATTGTAGTGAGATAATATCTGACTGGTATGATGATAATGTGGACGGGATCAGAGTTGTTATCGGAGAACGAGAATATGTATGGACCCAACAACAATGC